ATGAAATCATGGCCGCGTGAAGATGGCCACGAGCATCGGGTTGAACGGCTGGGGATTGATACCGGCTGGGGTGACTCAACGGATTTTCTGTACGAATACTGCCGCCGCTCACCGTTTGCCGCAATTTTATTGCCCACCAAGGGGGTCGGGATCACAGCCGGTGAAAGACCGATGACCGAATGGAAGCCACGCGATAACGAGCCCCGCCCAGGCCTGCATTGGGTGCTGAGTACCGAGCCAACAAAGCGGGCCGTGTGGCTGCTGCGCTATGACACGAACTGGTGGAAAACATTCACTTGCAACCGTGCAGCAGCATCACCGGGGCCTGGTTCTCTCTGGCTGTTCGGCCAGGACTCGACGGAACACCGCCTGCTTTATGACCATTGCCGCGCCGAGACTCCCGTTTTCACGCGTGGCCGTGATCGAGTCGTCTGGAAGTGGACTTGTCCGCAAGGGGTCGACAATCACTGGTGGGATACGTTGGTCGGCTCGATGGTAGTGGCATCGGTGCAAGGGATGGCCCTCGGGGAAGCATCGCAACCGATCGCCCCCAAGCGGTGGACAGCGGAAGACATTGCAGCTGCCAGGGAAAGGGCACGACATGGTTGAACTGGGGCTAAAGTGTCCGAAGTGCCACTGCAAGCTGGTTCCCCAACAGGGTCGCGCGGTGTATTACACGCGCCAGGGGGAGCGGTGCATTGTTCGCCGCCGCGTTTGTTACCACTGCGGAAAACGGTTTTCGACCGTCGAGCGGGTGGCACTCGAAGATGAAAACTCTGGGGCCAGTTCCACCGGTGGAACTATTTCATAAAAAATCGGCAGAACTTACAGCGGGCGCTTGCGTTGATGTCACTCTAAGTGCGAAGGGGTTTTCACCGTAATCGGTGGGAGTTCCTTTGATGGCCGACGAAATCGACCTGGACGCGCTGGCGCAACAAATCGCCGACGATGCTGCAAACCCGCAGCAGACGACGTTCGACGGTCTGTCGGTTACCAACCGATCGCTGAAAGATCAGGTTGACGCGCTGAAGTTCCTGGAAACCCGCCGCGCTGCCAAGCGGTTCCCGCTCGGCCGGCCGATCAAATTTCTTAACCCGGGAGCCGTCGACTAATGGGGCTCTATTCCTGGGTGCGCAGCTGGTTTACTCGATCGCCTGGCCGAATTGCCGAGGCCCAATACGACGCCGCGCAAACGACGCCGAACAATCGCCGTCATTGGCGCTGGGCGGATGCGCTTTCCGCCAAAGCGGCAAACAATCCATTTGTTCGCGCAACCATCCGGCAGCGGGCCAGGTACGAAGCCGCCAACAATCCGCTGGTGGATGGCATTCTTAACACGCTCTCGAATGACATGATCGGCCACGGGCCGGTTCTGCAAATCAACAGCCCCGTGGAAGGATTCAACAAGGCGACGAAGCTGGCCTGGGTGCGGTGGACGCGTGAAATCCGCCTATGGTCGAAGATGCGACTTGCCCGCCGCGCGAAAGCTGTGGACGGGGAATCGTTTCTGCTGCTGGTCTATGATCCGACCGTCCGCGGGCCGGTCAAGTGGAACGTGCGGCTGGTCGAAGCCGATCGAATCGCCACGCCGAACATGCCGTGGGAAGATCCTCGGCGAACTGATGGGATTGTTTTCGACGAGCATGGGAACCCGATCGAGTATCACCTGCTGCGAGCGCATCCGGGTGACCAGGGCGTAAACGTTGGATGGTGGAACTATAACCCCGTCGAAGCCTGTTACGTTCTGCACTGGTTCACTCCCAAACGGCCGGGGCAACTCCGCGGAATTTCTGAACTCACTGCACAGCTGGGAACCGTGGCGGACCTGCGGCGCTATGCAAAGGCGACGATTAAAAAGCGGGAGAATCAGGCCGAGCTGCATGGATTCGTGAAGCAATCCGGAGCCGGAGCGGTTCACCCCGGCCCCGGTGCCAGCCCAGACGCGATCAGCCCCTGGACCGAGTTCGAAGTCGAAATGGGAACTTGGATGGCGCTCCCCGATGGTGCGGAGCCTGTGCCGTTCGAGTCGTCGGAAACGTCGGACCCATTCACCGGGTTTAAGCGGGAATACGTGTCGGACATCGCCCGCCCGTGGGGGATGTCTTACAACGTGGCCGCCTGCAACAGCGGGGATAGCAATTTCAGCAGCTCCAAGCTGGACCAACGGCTGTACGGCCGCCACATGGAGCTGGAGCAAGACGAAGCCGAAGCCACGATTTTGAATCCGCTGTTTGCGTTCTGGCTGCAAGTCGCCAGGGTCGCGAAAGACAGCCCGATTCAGGACGACAGCCTATTCGATTGGGAACACTCCTGGTCGTGGCCAGCGCTCGATGATCCAGACCCCGCCAAGACATCGGCCGCCGATGCGTCTGATGTTGCTTCCGGTGTGCTGTCCGTTCGCTCTATCCAAATGCGCCGGAAGATCGACCCAGACCTGGAAGAGCAGCGAATTGCCGAGCAGTACGGCCTGACCGTTCCGCAATACCGCCAGGCATTGGCCGCGCAACGATTTCAGGGCGCTCCGGACCCAGCATCGTCACCAGTGGGGGCCGGATCATGAGCCGCGTTATCAGCATGCCCGGCAGCCCCGCCCGTTGGGTGGAAGCGGAAGCGGTGGCCGGATCGTCAAACAAACGTTTTCGCTGTCACCCCGCTTACAGTGGCGGAATCCTGCGACTTCCCGCCGAACAGTTCCCGCTTCCGACGGTGATTGACCTGGCGGGCATTGACTGCGGAGACCAGCACCGCCCCGCCTTGATGCGACACCAGAAGACCGAAGCCGGAATTGCTGGCCATACCGATGTTGTGATCAACGACGGCCGCCAGCTGATCGTGGAAGGGTTTATCCAGGGGAACACGGAAACCGGTGCCAGCATCATCGAAAAGGCCCGCGACGGGTTCCCGTGGGAAGTATCGGTGGGTGTCGATGACGACCAAGCCGAGGTGATTCCCGAGGGGCGTTCAGTCGTCGTGAACGGCCAAACGTTTAACGGTCCGGTGGAAATCATCCGCAAGGGCCGATTTCGCGAAGTCTCGTTTTGTGTCATTGGGGCCGACCGCAATAACCACGTGGTGGTTGAAGCGGCTGCCGATGTGGTCAGGGGAACTGTACGGGACCAAGTTCGGACCCGTCGCACTGTTGAAGCCAGCCAAAAAGGAGCGGCAATCATGGGGTTCGAAGATTGGGTGAAATCGTTGGGGCTCGACGTGGCGACGTTGAGCGAAGCCCAGGTTAGCGAATTGCGGGCCGCCTACGATGCTCGCATGGCCCAAGCTGGGACCGCGGGTGAAGGGTGTGAAGCCACGGCCGGAACTCAGCAGGCCGCGACCGCAACGGAGCGGACTGGGGCTGAAGCCTCGGCGGGTGGCCGCGTGGTCGAAGCCAGCGGAGCCGATCCCGTGCAGCAGCTCCGCCGCTCGTCGGCTGAAGAAATCCGCCGGCAGCAGGCAATCAGCCAAATTTGCCGGGGCAACCGCACGATTGAAGCCCAGGCCATTGACGAAGGCTGGACCGTCGACCAAACCCGCGTGCGGGTGTTGGAAGCCAATGCCCCCACGTGGGCGCGGACTCAGGGCAGCGGTGATTCCGGATCGTGGGAATATCGCGCCGCGGCGCTCGAAGCCGCCATCTGCCGAGCGGGTGGCATGTCGGACCAGGCCCTGCAGCGACACTTCCCGGAACGGGTGCTGGAAGCCAGCGCGGACCGAAGCCTGCAGGGGGTGACCCTCGGCCAGGTGTTCGGGGAATTCGCCCACTATCACGGGGGCCACGTTCGGCCGGGACGCCTCAGCCGCGAAGATGTGCGCAACGTTGCCCAGTTGAACGCCCGTGTGGTCGAAGCCGCTGGCGGGTTTTCGTCCGTCAGCTTGCCGGGGATTCTCAGCAACGCCGCCAACAAGCAACTTCTGGACGCCTACCAGTCGGTGGAATCTCCGGTTGATCGCATCACCGGGACGGAATTCACCAACGATTACAAGGAGTTCAAGGCGTTCCGATTGACCGGGACGGGCGAACTCCAAGAAATCGGGCCGGACGGGGAATTGAAATCCGTCCGCCTTCAGGAAGAAGAATACGCTAACCAGGTCGATCAACAGGGGGCGATTTTGACGCTCACCGAAAAGATGATGACCAATGATGACCTGGGCGCGTTCAACTCCGTGACGCAGGTTCTGGGGCGCATGGCAGCGGACAAGCTGCTGCTGGCCGTGGTCCGCGTGAAGATGGCAAATACCGGCAACTTCTATCACGCCAATAATGCTAACCTGCTCACCGGGGCGGGGTCCGTTCTTGGTATTTCCGGACTCGATGCCGCTGTGGCCGCCTTCTGGGAACTGAAGGATGCGAACGGTGTTCCGATCCTGATGAACCCGACAAACCTGGTTCTTCCGCCGGCGCTCAAGGGCCTGGCCGATCGGCTCAAGATCGCTTCGCAGTTGAACGAAACGACGACGGCCGACAAAGCCAAGCCGATGGCGAACAACTACGCCGGGATGTTCGATAACATCGTGATTCCGTATCTCGGCACGAAGTTCGACGCCCGAACCGGCCAAACCGGCAGTGACACCAAATGGTGGCTGGAATCCAAACCCGCGGGCGGTGTGGCTCCGGTGCGGGTGGCCTATCTGAACGGCCAGAAAACCCCGCGCATCGAACAGGGTGATGCCCCGTTCAACGTTCTGGGCATGCAGTTCCGCGTGGTGTTCAACTTCGGTGTGGCCCAGGGCGACAAGCGGACTTCGGTTCAGAACAACGGAGCATGATTCTCCGCAGTGACCGTGTGAGCGGTTACTGAATCCAGCAACACGCCCCCGGCCATGTCGGCCGGGGGATTTCCAAACAACACCAACTCCGCGGGAGTAAAATTATGCAAGCCGTTTACGTTCAGGAAGGTGAATCGCTCGACTACACGCCGGCCGCGGCTGTCGATGTGGGTGATGTTGTCGCGCAAGGAAACCTGGTCGGGATTGCAAAGCTCGACATTGCCGCCGACGAGCTGGGCGCACTGGCCGTTTCCGGTGTGTTCGATGTCGTGAAGGAAACCGGCGCGGTGACCGCTGGCCAAGATGTCTGGTGGAGACCGGCTGGGGATCCCGTCGGCGGAACGGCCGACAGCGGGGCCGCCAGTGTTGTCGGTGGGACGTACTACCTCGGCAAAGCCGTGGAAGCCGCTGGTTCTAGCGATGAGACCGTTCGCGTTCGGCTGAATTGCCAAGCGCCGGAATCCCCGCTGCAGCATCTGATCGCCGACCCGGGAGCCTCGGGGGCCATTCCGGTCACGAATACGGGGTCAGTTCAGATCGTCACTGCGGGGGCCGAAACCAGAACGCTCGCCGTGCCGACCAAGGTGGGGCAGCAGCTGGCGCTCAGCATGAAAACCGACGGTGGCGATTGCGTGATCACGGTGGCCGCGGCGATCAACCAGACCGGGAACAACACAATTACGCTGAACGATGCGGGCGACTTCATCCTGTTGACGGCCATCCAAAGCGGATCGAGCTACCGCTGGCGTGTCACCGTCAACGATGGGGCTTCTCTCACCACCGTGTGATCGAGTTCGCCGCCTGGTTGTGGTCATGTCCTGTTATCCCTCGAAGGAAGTCGAGCATGCGGTTTATTGCGGTCTGCCTTGGAATGCTGTTCGTCGGCTGTGCGGAAGCGTAT